TAAACGCTGCGAGTTTTCAAATGCTGATCCTAAGTTGGTCAACGGAATGGTCGAGCTGCTGCGTAGCCTCGGCTATAAGCCGAATGTCTATTTCAGCGCATCCCGTCGCAAAGTGATCAATGGTGACGACCGGGTTTGCCAAGACTACTGGCGCGTGTCCTGGACCGCCTATGCCGAGGAGCCGATGTTTCGTTTGTCGCGCAAGGTGGCGCGGATGCGGTCAATCGCTCATGGTCGACCGGGCCGGAGCAGACGGCGGCGGATTATCAGTATTGAGCCCACCGATAGCGTACCCGTGCGATGCATTGAGGTTGATTCGCCCAACCATCTTTACCTCTGTGGGAAGGGCTGGGTTCCCACGCATAATACCGAAGCAGGCAATAACTGGCTCGGCTATATCCTGCATCATGTGCCAGCGCCGGTGCTGGCGGTGCAGCCCACCGTGGAATTGGCCAAGCGTTTCTCCCGCCAACGCATTGACCCCTTGCTGGAGGAAACGCCGGCGCTTCGGGAACGCGTAGCACCTGCCCGCGCGCGCGACAGCGGCAATACCATGCTGTCCAAAGAATTCCCCGGCGGCATTCTTGTGCTGACCGGCGCCAATAGCGCGGTCGGGCTGCGTTCCATGCCGGCCAGGTTTCTGTTTCTGGACGAGGTAGACGCCTATCCCGGCGACATCGAAGGCGAAGGCGATCCGATTGCATTGGCGGAGGCCCGGGCGCGCACTTTCGGCTGGCGCAGGAAAGCCTTTCTGGTCTCAACGCCAACTATTGCTGGGCGCAGCCGGATTGAGCGGGAATATGCAGCATCTGACCAGCGGCGCTTTTTCCTGCCCTGTCCGCATTGCAGCGCAATGCAATGGCTGAAATTCGAAAGGCTGATCTGGGAGAAAGGCAATCCCCGCAGCGTGCGCTACCATTGCGAGGATTGCGACACGCCGATTGAGGAGCATCACAAGACCGCCATGCTCGCTGCCGGCGAATGGCGACCAACCGCAGCAGCGGAGAACCCGCATACGATCGGCTTTCACATCTCGGCGCTGTATTCGCCGGTCGGCTGGCTGTCCTGGGAGCAGATCGCGCGCGATTGGGAAGCCGCGCAGGGCAAGGCCGAGGATCTAAAAACCTTCCGAAACACCGTACTCGGCGAGACCTGGCAGGATCGTGGTGAGGCACCGGATTGGGAACGCCTGGTGGAACGGCGCGAGGATTTCCGTCTTGGCGTGGTGCCGCATGACGCTCTGGTGCTGACGGCGGGCGTCGATGTGCAGGATGACCGGCTGGAATGCGATATCTGGGCCTGGGCAGAAGGTTATTCCTCCTGGCTTGTGGATCACATCGTCATTGCAGGCAGCCCGCGTGAACGCGCGCCCTGGGATGCGCTGGCAGACCTTCTCGCGCGCGATTGGCCGCGGGCGAATGGCGGCGCGATCCGCATTGCCAAGGCGTGCGTTGACACGGGCGGGCGCGATACGGCGGCTGTTTATGGCCATCTGCGGCGCCTGCGCGACCCGCGCATTGCGCCGACCAAGGGGGTTGATGGTTGGAACCGCGCGCAACCGGTGCAGGGCCCAACGCCCGTTGATGCGCTGGTGGATGGGCGGAAGCTGCGGCGTGGCCTGAAGCTTTGGACCGTGTCGGTTTCGACCTGGAAGGTTGATCTCTATCGCCGGCTTTGGCTTGGGCGTGGCGAGGCAGCAGAATTCCCGCCCGGCTGGGTGCATTTGCCGCAGGGGATTGAGGTTGAATGGGTCAAGCAGCTGGTGGCGGAGCAGCTGCATCAGGTGAAGGACCGTCGCGGCTTTATCCGCCAAGAATGGGCCAAGCTGCGGGACAGGAATGAGGCGCTGGATTGTGCCGTTCTGGCGCGCGCGGCGCTGTGGTTACTCGGCGCCGATCGGTATGGCGAGCGGTTCTGGCAGAGGCTGCGTGAGGACATCGCGAATGCGCCGGTGGATGTGCCGCAGGTGGAAGCGGCTGCGGCATTCCCAGCGCCGGCGCCAAGTCCGGAGCGTCCACCCATGATGCGTCGGCCTGGTTGGTTGGCACCGCGTGGCGGTTGGCTGCGCTGATTACTTTCGGGAGGAAATCATGAGTAACGGGGAACTCCACGCGCGTGAGCGCGAGGATCTGTCGCTGCATGTCGAGCGTTGTGCCGAACGCTATACGGCAGTGCGCGCGGAGATCTGCGGCCTGCGCAAGCAGACACGCCGGATTGAGGGCGCGATCTGGGGCATCGTCGCGGTGCTGGTAGCGCTTGGTGCAGGCGGGGCGCAGATCCTGCCAATCCTGCGCGCGCTGGCGCGCGGCGCGGGCGGGTGATCCGCCTTGGACCCCGCCACCCTCGCTTGGGCGCTGGTGCAGCCCGCGGGCAGCCGCGCTGCCGTGCTGGCCTCTGCCTATACCGGCGGCGTCACCCGCGTGACCTTCGAAGGTCGCACGGTGGAATACCGCAGCCTGGATGAATTGGGTCGCGCCATCGCGGCGCTGTATGGCGCGGAGAATGCTGCGTCCCGGCGCCCGGGCGTGACACTCGCCAGCTTCACAAGGAACGCATGATGAAGCTTCACCTGCGCGCTGCCTGGCAGACCCTCCGGGGTTACGCGGCCGCGCAGGAGAACCGCGCCTCGACCTGGTCACCCTCGGGCGGCAGCGCGAATGGCGAGGTCGGCATGGCCGCCGCCAGCGTTGCACGGCGCGCGCGCGACGCTGTGCGCAATGACCCCTATGCCGCGCGCATCGTGGACCTTTGGACCGGCAATGCGGTCGGTGCGGGCATCACGACCCGCTGGCCAGAGAATGCGCATGGCGTTGCCTGGCAGGCCTGGGCGGAGAGCACCGCCTGCGATGCGGAGGACAAGCTCGATCTCTATGGCCTGCAAGCGCTGGCCATGCGCGCGGTCGTCGAAAGCGGCGAATGCTTCATCCGGCTATTGACCGTGCCGACATCGCCGCGGAACCCGATGGGCCTCAGCCTGCAGGTGCTGGAAAGCGATCATCTGGATACCGCGCGCAATGGCGTGGTGAATGGCGCGCCGACCATCCAGGGCATCGCGCTTGGGGATTTTGGCGAGCCGATTGGCTACTGGCTTTTCCCAACCCATCCCGGCGCCTGGATGCTGCCGGGTGCGCGGCTGGCGAGCAATTTCATCCCTGCGCGCGATGTACTGCATATCTTTCGCAAGCGGCGCCCTGGGCAATTGCGCGATGTCTCCTGGCTCGCGCCCGTGCTGCTCCGACTTCGTGACCTTGGCGATTACGAAGCCGCACTGCTGATGAAGGCCAAGATCGAAGCCTGCCTTGCCGCCGTGGTGACGGATGAGAGCGAGGAGACACTGACTAAGCCGGGCGACGCCAATCCTGGCCTGCTCCGCGATGCGCAAGGCCGCGCGGTGGAAAGCTTTGAGCCTGGGATGATCCTCTACCGGCGTGGCCATGGCGAGGTGAATGTGGTGAACCCCTCGGGCGGAGGATCGCACACCGCCTTTGCGCGACGCTCACTTGAAGCCGCCGCTGTCGGGGCGGGCCTCACCTATGACCAGGTCTCCGGCGATCTGACCCAGGCGAATTACTCGAGCCTCCGCGCCGGCAAGATCGAATTCCGGCGCCTTTGCGAACAGGTGCAATACGGCATGCTGATCCCGATGTTGGTGCGGCCAATCGCCGAGCGCTTTCATGCGCAAGGGGCGCTGGTCGGGCTTTGGGGCGATGTGATGCCCAAGGGTGTCGCGCATGTGCCGCCAGCGCATGAGATGATTGATCCGCTGAAAGACACCACGGCTTTGATCGCCCAGGTGCGCGCCGGCTTTGTGCCGCAGCCCGAAGCCGCCGGTGCCTTTGGCTATGATTTCCGCTCGGCGGTCGAGATGATCCGCGAAGCTAATGCGGCACTGGATGCGGCTGGCATCTCGCTTGATACCGATCCAAGGCGCGTCGCCAAATCCGGCGGCGCGCAGGACGCAGCGCAAATGGCGGCGGTGGAAATCGCGGCCACCGGTGCGGCCGGGGCGGCGGCACCAACGCCGGCAGATACCCAAACAGCATAGGGCTCACGCATGACCGAAACCACCGACCCGGGCGGGAGCGATCCCGCGCCTGTTGATCCCGCTTTGCCCGATCGACTTCCCACCGATGGGCAATCGATCACCGCCCGCCGCGCCATCACAGCACCCGCCACCGTGGATCGTGCCGCACGCACGGTGGAGGTCGTCTGGTCCACCGGCGCGCGGGCGCGCAACTTTGTCCCGTCCCTCGGCGGTATCACCGAGGAACTGGATATGTCGCCCAATGCGGTCCGCATGGCGCAGCTCGGCTCCGGCAATGCCCCGGTGCTGAACACCCATCGCAGCAGCGATGCGCGCGATGTGCTGGGCCGTGTGATAGCTGCGCGGCTTGAAGGCGGGCGCGGCCATGCGCGGCTGCAATTCTCTGGCGCTGCCGATGTAGAACCGCTCTGGCAGCGCATTGCCGATGGGACGTTGCGCGCGGTCAGCATTGGCTATCGCGTGCATCGCTATGACCAGCGCCCCGATCCAGTGAGCGGTGAGATGATCTACCGCGCCGTCGATTGGGAACCCTTCGAGATCTCCATCGTGCCCATCCCCGTTGATCGGGATGCGCAAGTGCGTGGCGCGGCGCCGCAGGGCGCGCCGTCCTTCGCCATTGAACCTGCCCTGCCTGATGAGGAAATCCCCATGACCGAGACGACGCCGGAAACCCCGGCAGCCCCTCCGGCGCCGCCTGCCGCGTCGCCGCCCGCAACCACCACGGTGGAAACACCGCCTGACCTTGAGGCACTGCGCAGTGAGGCACAGCGCGCCGAGCGTGAGCGTATCTCCGGCATTGATGGTGCCATTGACGCCGCCCGCGCCCTGGTCGGCACCGAGACCGCTGCACATATCCGGCGTGAGGCGGTCGAGCGTGGCTGGCACCCGGACCAGGCGCGCCGTTCCCTGTTCGACGCCATGGTGAAAAGCGCTGCACCGCCCGCCATCCCCGCGCGACCGGAAACCGGGCCCGGGCATGACTCGCCATCCGAAATCTTGGACGCCATGGCGGAAGCGCTCGCCGCGCGCAGCATGCCCGGCTACCAGCCGCAGGGTGCGGGGCGCCACGCTGAATTCATGGGCTGGCGGCCTTCGGACATGATCGGCGAATTGCTGAGGGTCCGCGGCGAACGCAATGTCCCGCGCAATCCGACGCTGTTGGCCGAACGTGCCTTTCACACCACCTCCGACTTTCCGCTGCTGCTCTCGGCTGCAGCAAACAAAATGCTGCTCGCTGCCTATCAGCCGGCAGCGCCGAGCTATCGGCAGATCTTCCTCCGCCGTGATTTTCGCGACTTCAAGCCGCACCGGCATCTGCGTGTTGGTGATTTCCCGACCCTCGTGCCGCTAATGGAGAACGGCGAAATCCAGGCTGGCACCATGTCGGAAAGCCAGGAAATCGTCCTGCTGCAAACCTTCGCCCGGCGTATCCGTGTTACGCGGCCAATGCTGGTGAATGATGACCTGGGGGCCTTCACGGATTTCGCTGCCGCCATTGGCCGCCGCGTGGCAGATTTCGAGAATGTCACGGCCTATGCGCTGCTCAATCAGGCGAATGGCGATGGTCCGACACTGACGAATGGCCCGGCTGCGGTGTTCGGCACTGCTGCTGCCCGGTTGAATAAGGCGGCGGCGGGCAGTGCGCTGGACATCAACAACCTTGCCAATGGTCGCGCGGCGATCCTGCGGCAAAAGACGCTGGATGGCCTGCCGATTTCCGTCGGCAATGCCATGAAGCTGCTGGTAGGCCCGAGCCTTGAACTGCCCGCGCGGCAATTGACGGTGAGTGTCGGTGCCACGCAGATCAGCCACGCCAATATCTATGCGGGCTTTGTCCAGCCGCTGGTTGAACCGCTGATCCCGAATAATCGCTGGTACCTCTTTGCCGACCCGCCCACCGCGCCGGTTTATGTCTATGGCTACCTGAACGGTGCCGAGGGACCGCAAGTCACCACTGGTCCGGTCTCCGGCGTGGATGGGGTTGAGGTCAGCGTGATCTTCGACTTCGGCGTCGGTGCCATTGATTGGCGCGGGGCCTGGTTCAATCCGGGCGCCTGAGCCGCATCACCCTTTTTTATCATCGCAATCTCGCAACGGGCGTCCTTCGGGGCGCCTGTTGCGTTTCAGGAGGTTCTTTCCATGCGTAACTTCATTCAGCCGGGCAATAGCCTGGCCATTGCCGTGCCCTATGCGACCGGGGTTTCCGCCGGCCAGGGCGTCCTGGTCGGTGCGCTGTTCGGCGTCGCCGCCGTGGATGGCGTGCAGAACGCCATGATCGAGGCCGCGACCATGGGCGTGTTCGACCTCACGAAGGAACCAGCGCTGGCCATCGCCGCCGGTGTGCGCGTGTTCTGGGACAATACCAACCGGCGCATTACCGCGACCGCCGCTGGTAATTTCCAGGTGGGCATCTCCACCCAGGCCGCGCTTGCTGCCGATGCCACGGTGCGCGTCTGGCTCAACCGCGTTCCGGCGGCGGGGGCGTGAACATGGCTAGTCTGCTGCCGCGCGATCATGAGCGCCTGCAAGGCGTACACCCCCATCTGGTGCGCGTGGTGATTGAGGCGCGCAAGGCCGCACCCTTCATCGTGCTGGAGGGGCTGCGCTCCCGCGAAAGGCAAGCCAAGCTTGTCGCGCTTGGTGCATCGCGCACCATGAACAGCCGTCACCTGACCGGCCATGCGGTGGATCTCGGCTATTGGCTCGATGATGGCGATGGCGTGCCGGAGAATGGTGAAATCCGTTGGGACTGGCCGTTGTACGCGCAACTGGCCAGCGCCGTGAAAGCCGCCGCGCGGCAATGCGGTGTGCCCATCACCTGGGGCGGTGATTGGCCAGGCTTCCCCGACGGCCCACATTTCGAATTGGATCGGGGGAAATACCCATGATCGGCGCATTGCTCCCCGCGCTGGTGCCGATCCTGGGCGATGCGCTGAAACGCCTATTCCCCGACGCCGAGGCGCGCCAAAAGGCCGAGGCGGAATTGAACGCCGCCTTGCTTGCGCGCGCGGGCGAATTGGAAAAGGCGGCCGCCGATATCATCAAGACCGAGGCCCAATCGGAACATTGGCTCGCTGCATGCTGGCGTCCGCTGATGATGATCACCTTTGGCATCTTGATCGTGCTTCGCTGGCTTGGCTGGTCCGCGCCTGGGATCAGTGAGGCCGAGGCGCTCAAGCTCTGGAACATCGTCGAGATCGGCCTTGGCGGTTACGTCATTGGCCGTTCCGCCGAAAAGACGCTGCCGCGCATCGTCGAGGTGCTGAGGCGATGAGCGCCTTTGATACCGCCATGGCAAACCTTATCGCCGATCCACATCTTGGCTGCGATGCTGAGTATCGCCAGGGCGGCACAGCCGCGCCGATCAGCCTGCGCGTGCTGCGTTCCTCGCCCGACCGCATGGCGGATGCTTTTGGCACGGAGGTGATCTCCGCCAGCGATATTCTCTCCCTCGCCATCGCCACTCTGCCTGACCTTGCCGCGGGCGACAGTTTTTCGATTGGCGACGAAGTTCTCACCGTCCGCCACGCCGAACGCGACGCCAGCGGCACGGCCTGGCGCGTCTTTTGCCAGCGATAGGCATACGGCATGAGGCTTGGCGCGCAGCTGGTCGGTGATCTTCGCAAGATGCTGGCTGAAGAACTACGCGCGGGCGAACGCGCCGCCATGGCGGCGATCCGCACTGAGACTGCCGAGGTCAAAGCCGAACTCCGCCAACAGGTCACCACCGCCTTTGCTGGCAATGCGCGTGGCATCGCCAATGCCTGGCGGTCCATCGTTTTTCCTCGGACGGGCCAATCTCTCCGGCCTGCCGGGTTGGTATTCACCAAAGTCCCCAAGGTGATTGATGCTTTTGAGCGCGGCGCGCTGATCCGCGCCAAGGGCGGGCGGAAGTTCCTCGCTATCCCGACAGGCTTTAACGCCGCGCGTGGCAGGCGCGGGCGGGGCGAGAAAGGCATGCGCGTGACGCCAGCGCAGATGGTGGCCTCGGGCCAGGCGTTTCTGCGGCCCTTCAAATCGGGGCGCGGCTTTGTCTGGTGTCTGCCACTCCGCGCCGGGGAACAGACCGGGCGGCGGCGCCAACGCCTACGGTTGATTGCCGGCGGTGTCACCGAGGTCGGCACCGCCCATCGCCGTGGCCGAGAGGCCTGGGCGCGCGGGCTACTCGCGCGCGGCATGGTGCCGATGTTTCTGCTGCTGCCGCAGGTGAAGCTCACAAAACGCCTGGACGTAAAGGGCGCCGCGGAGCGTGGCCTGCGCCGTCTGCCCGGGCGTTTTGTGGCGGCCTGGGCCGCCGAGGCAGGGAGACCGCGATGAGCCTGCGCGAAGCCGCCCTGACCGCCCTGTTCGCGCGCCTGAACGCCAGCCTGGCCGCGCGCAACCCAGCGCCCGTCATCCGCCGCAATGAAACCGTCCCGCAGCGCCTGCCCGCGGGCGGACTGGTTGTGCTGCGCGATGGTGAAAGTGTCTCGGAAACGGCGATCCTATCGCCGCTGGCCTTTGCCATCGAGCATCGCGCGGAGATTGAGGTGCTGGCAGCGGATAATGCGCTGTTGGATGCGCTGCTGGTTGCCATCGCCGCCGCCATCATCGCGGATCCCATGCTGGGCGGCGCGGTGGAATGGGCGCAGCCCGGCAGCGCGGATTTCGAGGATATTGAATTCGAGGGCGCGGCCAGCGCGCGTGCCGCGAACTTGCCTGTCGCCTTGTTCTTTACCGCCACCGGGTCACCGCTGGCCTGATCGCCCACCAGGAGAAACCCATGCCCCGTGCCATTGGTGCGAATGCGCGCCTGCTCATGATTCCTGAGGCCAGCTATGGCACCGCGCCAGGTGGCAATTGGCGGCGCATGCCCTTTCTGTCCTGCAATCTGGGCGCAGAGCAGCCGCTGCTTGATGCAGATGTGATTGGCATTGGCGGCAATCGCGACACCGGCGCGCCGCTTTTGGATACCGTGACGGTGGCTGGCCAGGCGGTGGTGCCGATTGACCTGATCAATTTCGGGCATTGGCTGCGCTTGTTGTTCGGCCCACCAACGACAAGTGGCACAAGCCCGAATTTCATCCATAGCTTTGGCTCGGGGCTTGCAGCGCTGCCTTCCAACAGTATCGAGATCGGCTATCCCGATGTGCCGAATTACGATGTGTGCACAGGCGTACGTGCCGATACGCTGGAGATGGATTTCACGCCGACCGGTGCTGCCAACGCGACGATTGGGCTGCTAGGCCAGGGATCGCTCCGCGGTGCGGCGAGTTCCGGCGGCACGCCAAGCGGCGCGGCCTTTACGACCTTCAACAAGGCGCAGGGTTCCATCACGCGCGCTGGTGCAGCGCTGGCGCAGGTGACCGGCGCGCGGATCAGCTTTTCGAATGGGATGGAGACGGTGCGCACCATCCGCGCTGACCGGAAGGTGGAGGGCGTTGATCCCGGCATTGCGCGCTGCACCGGGCAAATCACGGTGCGGTTTGAGAATACCGTGCTGCTGGCGCAGGCGCAGGGCGGCACGGCCGCGGAATTCGCGATGGCATTCACGATGGATGCCAATCGCAGCCTGACGATCACGCTGCATGAGGTTTATCTGGCGCTGGCCAAGACGCCGATCGAAGGGCCGGCTGGGGTGGAGGCCAGCTTTGACTTCAGGGCCGCGTTCAACGCGACGGCGACGCGGATGATGACAGCGGTGCTGCGGAACCAGCAGGCTGGAACCGAGTATGTCTAGCCGGGATGCAAGCATTCGGATTCAGCGGGCGGATTCAAGACACGGGCTTTGCTAAGCTAATTTTCGGCTCGGCCGAGTACTTTCTTTGTTCGATCCTCGATCGCACTGATTGCTCGATCAGCAAGATCTCTATAACGAAGCGCATCAGTTGGTGTTAAATTAATCCCCGAATGATGTACCGCTTCATTCCGCAGTATTCTCAATTCGTGGATATTTTTTGCCTCTTTGGGAGATAATCCGAGATCAGAAATAAGTGCGGTTATCTGCTTTACCAGCAAGGGACCCTCTCGATTTCCAATAAATCTACCGCCGTATTGTGCTTTCTTCAGTGCCTCTTCGACCCTCAACCAAGCCTGCTGAACGATATATGCAGGGGGAAGTTCTGCCTCAGCCGCGAGCAGCGGAATGTCGCGAACCTTGGACTCAGTTGGTGCTGGAGTAGCCGATGCTTCGGCTTCAGCTTGGTCCAGCCGCTGACCGAAACTCGCTTCAGCGTCCTTCCATTTTAATAGACGAATCCGATCAATCAGGCCGATCAGGCCACCTCGGAGGTACCAAACCACGAACACTGCGGCGATTGGCCAAGCAGATGCCTCGACAATTCGAGCAACGAAGGTTAAAAAATCCAACCTGACCTCCTCCTCCAATCCATGCTGCTTGGAACACCTTGCGATGATAATTTCCAGGGAGGCTAAGCTACTCGCGCCAGCGTTCTTGAGGCAATTGGACTAGTCGTTTAGAGAAAGAGGGCGGACCAGCTCCCATCTCCTACCATCACTGCGCTCGGGTTTCGGTCGAATGCAGAGCTCGTAATCACTATAAGAACTGCCGGAGCTAGCAACTCCGACATGCAGAATCTCCCCGTCATTATAATCTCCGGCGAAGACGACGGTGGCTGGCAGTTTTTTCTCAACACGGACGGTTCGAAGAAGAACGTCTAGTTGATCATCCGAAAGGGTCGGCTGTCCGAATACGCAAACCTCACTTAAGCCAGATCTGTTGCGATTTTAGTACGGCCCCGTCCGGCATCGTGCAAGACCGAGAAGATGCTCCGCGTGCTCTCTGCCGCCTACAGAGCAGCGCGATTTAAAGCCTGTTGAGACCGAACAGCCACGAATGGAAGTCTGCATGCTCACCCTCGACCTCCCGGTCGAGCCATACTGGCTCGACCTGCCGCGCGGCGTTCGCGTGGAGATCCGCCCCGTCACCACCGCCGTGATGGCGGCTGCCCAGGCTGGCTCCGCCCGCCGCCTCGGTGCGCTGCGGGCCGCGGAGGCCGACCTCGACCCCGACATGGCGCGCGGCTTGGCCTTCGCCTTCCTGGTCAAGGCGCTGGCCCGCCATGCCGTCACCGCCTGGGAGGGCGTCGGCGACGCCGCTGGCAAGCCGTTGCCGCTATCGCCCGAGGCCGTCGAGCGCCTGATGGACATGGACGAGATGGCGGCCGCCTTTTGGGATCGCGCCACCGGCCCCGTCGCCGCCGTGGCCCTGGAGGGAAACGGCTAAGGGCCCGGGCCGAATGGCACTTCGGCCAGGGCCCTGACTACTGCCGCGGCTGCGCAGCCCTCGATCGCGACTGCGGCCTGGCTTGTCCCTACGCCGCGCACGCGCCCGCCAGCGTCGAGGGCGCCGCCTGCTGGGCCGCCGGCACCACCTGCGCCGCGGCGACCATGGCCGGCCTCGACCTCGACATGCCGGCCGCGCTCGCCACCGCCCGCGAGATGGGCGCCACCGGCTGGGCCGCCGTCGAGTTGCTCCTGGCCCTGCGCATGGGCCTCGCCGCCGGCGCCGCCGCCCGCCGCACTGATCCCTCCGGATCCTGACCACCCCATCGCAGGAGGCGTGACGCATGGCCGACAGCACGCGCCGCGTCTCGGTCCGGCTGTCGCTGGACGATGCCGCCCGGGTCAAGCAGGAGCTGCGCGAGGTCGGCGAGACCGGCCAACGATCCCTGGAGCGGATCCAGGGCGGTGCCGACCGCGCCTCCCGCGCGCTCGACCTGCTCGATGTCGCCGTGCGCGGCGTTCAGATCGCCGGCATCGCCGCCGGGCTGCGCGCTGTCGTGGTCGCCGGCGACGCGCTCACCCAGTCCATGGGCCGGCTGAACACGACGCTCGGCTCGGTCGAGCGCGCCGGAGAAATCTACGAGCGCCTCTATCGCGACAGCCTACAGACCGGCGTCGCCGTCCGCGAGAGCGTCGACGCCTTCGCCCGCTTCTCGATCGCCGCCCGTGAGATCGGCGCCACCTCCGACCAGGTCGCCACGCTCGTCGGCGGCCTGCAGCGCATCGCCATCGCCTCGGGCGCATCGCAGCAGGAAATCTCCTCTGCCACCCAGCAGCTAGCCCAGGCCCTGGCTTCTGGCACGCTGCAAGGCGATGAACTGCGTTCCATCCTGGAAGGCCTGCCCACCCTTGCGCAGGCGCTGGCGCGGGAGCTTGGCGTTTCCATTGGTGAACTCCGCAAGCTCGGCTCTGAGGGCAAGCTCACCGCCGATACGGTTTTCCCCGCGCTGCTGGGCGCCGTTGAAAAGCTGAATGGCGAATTTGAACGCGCGCCGCTTTCGGTGGGGCGTGCCTTTGGGCAGCTTACCGTCGCGACGGATCAATTCCTTGCCCGGCTGGATCAAGCCATCGGCCTTTCCAATACGCTGGCCCAGGCGCTGTCCGGTGCGGCGCGCGTGCTGGATGGCGTGCGGCGCGGCTCCGGCCTTTTGCTGCCCACCGAGCAGGAGGCCGCGCGCCGTGCGGAGGCTGCGGCGCTGCGCGCGCAAATCGCCCGGCTTGAGGCTGAAATCGAAGGCCAAAGCCTGCCCACCGAACCACGGCGCGGCACCATCCGCAGCGGCCTGGTCGGCACCGCGCAGCAACAAGCCGGGGTGGATCGCGCCGCCCGGCTGGAGGAATTGCGTCGGCAATATCAGGAACTCGCGGAGGAAATCACGCGCGGCGAACAGGCCTCCGGCGAGAGGCAGCAGCGTGAGGCGGAAAGCGCCGCTGCCCAGGCCGCCGATGCTCGCCGCCGCCGCACAGCCGCGGATGCCGAGGAATTGCGCCGCGCCCTCGATGATCGCTTTCGCATCAATAGCGAATATGAGGACCGCGTCCGCCGCCTGCGTGAGGCTGAGGCCGCCGGTGGCATCACCGCCGCGGATCGCAGCCGGCTTGAAACCCTGGCGCTACAGGAACGTGACGAGGCGCTGCGCCGTATTGAAGGCACCACGCGCCGTGTGGCCGCCATCCCGCCCGCTGATCGCGCCGCGGAACGCGAATTGAACGATCTGCTGCGCGAACGCGAAAGGCTGATCCTGGATAATGAGAATGCCTATGAACGCTATCAGCGCCGCCTGGAACGGCTTGGAGATTTGGCGGAGCGTGCCGAGCGCGCTGGCCGGCCCATCCCAACCGAGACCATCGCCCGCGAAGGCGAACGCGCGCTGAACGAATTAGAGGAGGCCGAGCAGCGCATCAAGCGCAGCACGGAAAATACGCGCGATGCAGCGCGGGAATTGGGCTTTGCCTTTTCCTCGGCCTTTGAGGACGCGATTGTGCGCGGCGCCAGGCTGTCTGAAGTGCTCAAGGGCCTGTTGCAGGACATGACGCGCATCATCGCCCGGCGCACAATTACCGAACCCTTGGGGAATGCGGCCTCGGCCGGGCTTTCCAGTATTGGCGCAGGGAATTGGCTGAATGATATCGGCACCGCCATTGGTGGATTGTTCCGCGCCGATGGTGGCCCGGTGGCGGCGGGGCAGCCCTACATTGTTGGCGAACGCGGCCCGGAATGGTTTGTGCCGAACCAGGCCGGCACGGTGCTGCCCAATGGCAGCGCGCCTGCCGGCACCACGATCAATACCTCCATTGCCATTGATGCGCGCGGCGCTGATGCGGGGGTGGAGGCGCGGCTGCGGATTTTGGCCGGGCAGATTGCGCGGCAGTCATCAAGCATGACGCTGGATGCCATTCGCCGGGGCGGCAGCGCTTATGAAACAGTGCGGGGGTAACAGCCATGGTTGAATATGCTTGGCCCGAGGCGCTGCGCCCGACGCGGCTGACATTCTATCTGCAGCACAATACCACGCGCTTTGTCTCGCCCATTACGCGCCAGGCGCAGGTGCTGCGACGCGAAGGTGCGCGCTGGGTGGCGCAGGCGAGCTTTGAACCGCTGGATCGCAGGCGTGGTGGTATTTTGGAGGGGTTGCTGGCGGCGCTGGCGGGATCGCTCAATACGGTCAGGATTTATGACTGGCGGCGGGAATTCCGCAGTGGCGATCCGCGCAGCCAGGGGCAAGTGCCAAGCGGTCCATTCTCCTTTAACGACGCGACGATCTTTACCGATGGTACCGGCTTTGTCGTGGGCTCGGGTAATCCCGCGCTGGCGGCGGGCGCGCCGCGCGGTGCGCTCTCAATCCAGACGCAGGGTTGGTATCCCAATGCGATTGCGATTGGCGCGGGCGATATGATTGGCCTTGCCGGGCGGCTTTACATCGCGACCGAGGCGATCACCGCCTCCGGCACTGGCACCGCCACCATTCCGATTGCACCACCCTTGCGCGAGGCATTGCTGGTGAACCAGCCGTTGGTGCTGACCAAGCCGAGCGTGCCGATGCGGTTGGTATCGGATGATGAGGCCGCGAACCCGACACGCCCGGGCGGCTTTACGGCCATCACCATCCGGCTTGAGGAGGCGCTGTAATGTCCGGCAGCAATCCGTCTCCGCGCCTCACGCCCGCTGCCATTGCCGCTGCAGCATCGCCCGTCGCGGCCCCCGTTGTGTTGGTGGAGCTTGATTTCGCCTCGGGCTTTTTCCGCGCCTGGACGGGAATTGGGCCATTGCATTGGGCGGGCAAGGTGTTTGAGGGGCTCGGCGCCATTGGTGCCGTCAGCGAAATTGAGGAAACAGTCGAATTGCGCGCGGTGCGGTTGACGCTCTCGCTCTCACCGGTGCCGCAGGAGGTTGTGGATATTGCGCTGGCCGAGCGCAGCTTTCGCCTGCGCCCGGCACGGCTTTGGGGCGTTCTGCTGGATGCTGAGGGCGCCTTTGTCGCCGATCCATTCCCGCTTTGGGCTGGGCTGATGGATGTCATGGAAGTGACGGATGGGACCGAGGCGCGCATTTCGCTGACTTGCGAAAGCCGGCTTGTGGATCTCGAGCGCGCCGAGGTGCGGCGCTACACCGATGCCGATCAGCAGGCGGAATATCAGGGCGACAGGTTCTTCGAATATGTGCCCGCCCTGCAGGAAGCAGAGATACGCCTGCCGGCGCAGTGATGCGGCGGGCGGATTGGGCAACGCGGCTGGCGGCGCTGCTGTCGGCGGCGGAAGCGCGTCCATTCGATGCGCGACATTGGAATTGCGCGAGCTTTGCGCTCGCGGCTGTGGAGGCCGTGACAGGTCATAAGCCCAGCGTGACTGTGCGGCCCTGCCTTGAAGCCTCGGCTGATAGCGCGGGCTTTCCGCGCATCGCGCCTACCTATGCGCGGCCTGGCGATATCGTCCTTGTCGGCGATCCGCCGCGCCTTGGCGTGGTGGTCGAAGCAGGGCGCGCCGTCTTTGTCGGACCAAAAGGCCTGACCCACGCGCCGCTTACGTCATGCATTACTGCCTGGAGGATTGGCTGAATGCCCGTCGCTATCCCGATCATCGCCGTCGCCGTCGGTGCAGTCGCCTCTGCTGCTGTCGGTGGTGGCATCATCGGTGCCTTGGTTGGCGCCGGCACTGCCTTTGCCATTACCAGCGTCGGCGGTTCTGTCTTTCCCTCGCGCCCGCCCTCATCCCCCGCTATTCCCAGCCGCGCGGTCGATAATACCACCGCCCCCGGCGCAGGGCGCACGCAATCGTTTCGGCAACCGCTGACGGAACATCAACTCGTCTTTGGCCGCATCAAGGTGGGTGGGCCCATGGTGTTCATCCATTCGGCGACCGATGATCAGGGCCGCGCCGATGGGTATTTCTACACGGTCATCGTGCTCGCCGCGCATCGCGTGCACTCCATTGGCGATGTCTGGTTGGGCGACACGCTGGCGACTGATGCGAAATTCGCTGGCCTGGTGCGGATAGATCGCCATTTGGGCGCGGCGGACCAGGCCGCCAATGCGAATCTGATCGCCGAGACCGGCGGCAAATGGACCGCCAATCATCGCGGCTGCGGGCGTGCCTATGTCGCGGTGCGGCTCAAAATCACCGCCCAGGCCTTTCCCTCCGGCCCGCCCAATATCGCGGCACTTGTGCAGGGCGCGAATACCATTCTGGACCCGCGCAGCAATACGACTGGCTGGTCGGACAATCCCGCGCTTTGCCTTGCCTGGTATCTCACCGCCCCCTTTGGCTGGAAGGCATCCTGGGATGATATCGACATCCCCGCCTTGATCGCCGCAGCCAATATCTGTGACGAGCTGATCGGCACGCGCGCCGGGGTTTATGAAAAGCGCTACACGGTCAATGGCCGTGTCTCCCTTGGTGAGGGAAAGATCGCCATCACGCGCAAGCTGGTGGCCGCCATGGCTGGCGCGCTGGTGGTCTCGGGCGGGCGGTTTTTTATTCATGCGGGCGGACCCGCGCTGCCGACATTCACACTCAGTGCCAATGCGCTGCGCGGTGATGTCACCATCCAGGGCAGCAGGCCGCGCAGGGATCTCTTTAACGGCGTGCGCGCAGTTTATGTGGACCCTGCCAAGAACTGGCAGCCAACCGATGCGCCGCCATTGCTTGCCGCAAATTACGTCGCCGAGGATGGGGGTGAGGCGATTTACCGCAGCATGGAATTTCCGCTGACGACTTCGGTCGCGACCGTGCAGCGCATCATGAAGGCCGAATTGGAACGCAATCGCCGTCAGCGCGAAGTGGCCTTTCCGGCCAATCTTTCTGCGCTGCGGCTGCGCCCCTGGGATAGCGTGACGCTGGCACTGGATCGGTTGGGGCCCTTTCCCGCGCGGGTGACGGGCTGGCGGCTAGCGCCTGATGGTGGCGTGGATTTGACGCTGGCGGAGGAGGATCCTGCGATTTGGGATTGGGACCCGGCCGTGGACGAACGCGCGACCGGCGATAGCCCATCGGTGGTGCTGCCCAACCCGGGCGTGATTGCCGCGCCAGCGACGATAAGTGTGGAAACACCGGCGGGCAGTGCATTCACTGCGCTCAGCATTTCGTGGGCGGCGGTCGGCAGCGCCTATTTGTCCGGTTATGAATTGGAATTTCGCCCTGCCGCTGTCGCGGCCTGGCAGGGCTATGGCGGGGCGCTGAGTGCCACTGCGGCCTCTATCGCCACCAGCGAGCCGACGGCGTTCAGGCTCCGCGCCGTGGCCCGCAGTGGCGCGGTATCTGGCTGGCAGGAGGCTGCCATTCCGGGCGGTATCACCGCGCCAGCAGCGCTTGGCATTGCGGGCGGTGTGCGGCTTTCGGGGATCCTGCCGCCGGAGGTGGTGCGCTTGCAGGTGTTTGAGGCGAGCAGCGCCAATCTTGCCCAAGCGGTGAAGCTGGCTAGCGAACCAACAGCGCTGCCCTGGGACCGCACCGGGTTAAGCGCTGGGCAAGCCCGTTGGTATTGGCTCCGCTCTGTCTCGGCCGAGGGCAATGTCTCCGCGCTGATCGGGCCGGTCACCGCTACCGCAATCTAGGGGCGCTGCCATGGCCGCACGCATCGATGATCTGCTGGTGCTGGGACAGAATATCTCGAAGACCGATCTGGCGAAATATCTGCGCGACCGGGAAGCGGTGCTGCCCTTTGATTTCGGCGGGCTTGGCGATGGCGCGGCAAATGATCGCGCTGCCATCCAGGCCTGCTTTGATCGCGCGGCGGCGGACAGGAAATTCGCCGTCATCCCGCCCGGCACCTGGCGCGTGGATGCGGGCGTCACGCTTGGCGGCGGCGCGCGCGGGCTGATCATGCAGGGGATGATCCAGTACACCGGGGCGACCAATGCGCCGGCCACTGTGCTGACGCTGGGTGATGGCGGTACCATGCGCAACGGGGAAAAGCTCTATCTCGGGCTGCAAGTCACCCGGCAGTTCCAGTCCGATTGGGTCAGTGAGAATGATATCGGCATCCTGGCGCGCAATCTGGATTCCTCGCTGCTTGATCTGCGCCTGGTGTCCGGGTTCACCATCGGGCTGCGCACCCTGGGCGACGGGCGGGGTTTTGAGGATAGCACGCTGAACCTCGGGCGCATTCTGAACAATCGCTACGGCATTGATGCGCATGCCGCGACGGCGACGGCCTGGAATACCTCCATCCGATACTATGGCGGGCATTTCGCCTGCGGCACGGGGATTAATCCGGCGCTGGACCGCTTTGGCGTGCGCTTTTCGCGCGGCGCCGTGGACGCCTATAACAACCACAACCGCCATGTCTTTGACGCACCGAATTTCGAGCTGCGCCAGCTTGATCCCAATATCGCCATACCATTTTTGAATGAGACAAACGGCACGGCCATCATCGCGCGCAACATGCGGATGGAGGGGTGTTCGCCCTTTGCCGCGCGCCACACCGCCGCCGCCACCGATTGCGAATATGATGTGGCCTGGGCGCAGAGCTATTCGATTGGCGTGGACTACACGCCAAGCGCGACCCGCGCCGGCAATGCCGTATTCAACCGTCACCGCGCGCCGACATCGCGGCTGACGCGGCTGCTGGCGCATATCCCGAATATCCGTGCCGCTGCTTTCTGGCAGAGCAGCACGGAGATTGGCGTGGAGGGCGCCTGCATCATGGCGACTTCCACTACCGCCGAGACCACCATGGCCGCACTTTCCTGGAACGGGCTGAATGGCATCACGCCGACAGCGCGCGGCCTGCTGCTGAACCCCAATCGCGGTATCGGCTTTGTGGTGCAAACCACCCACGCCAAGGAATTCGCGCTGGCGCATTGGTTGGTGGGCGGTGCGGATGGTGGGCGGCTTTGTCTGCGCTGCTTTGATGGCGCCGGCATTGTGCGCGAGAACATCGCTGGCGATGCGCTCGCATCCGGCACCACGCTGCAATGGGCGCCAACGTCCAAATCCTGGCAGGCGGGCGCGGTGATGCAGGAGAGCGACCTGAACCGCCGCCAGACGGTACGCTTTGGGCCGGAGGTTGCCTTTGCGCAAATCGGGATCATCGGCTTTGATGGGCAGATTGAGGTGGAAGCCTTGCGCCTTTACGGCCTGCCCGAGGACGCGCCGGCGATCCTGTCCGGCTGCCCTGCGCTGCCCGCTGGCGGGAGGACGCTGATGTTCTCCGCCAGTTGGGATCTGCCGAGCATGCCGCCGAGCGCAACTACCAATGCGGATGTGACTGTGCCTGGCGCAAGGCGGGGGGATTTTGCCGATGCGTCGCTCGATACCAGCAGCATTGCCTTTGTGCTGGACTGTCATGTCTGGTCGAACGACAAGGTGCGCGTGACAGCGCGGAATGTGAGCCTTTCCACGGTGGACCTGCCCGCGGCGGCGCTGCATGTGCAGGTGGTGAAGCGAAGGGTGGGGTGAGGTGAGGGGGCGCAATGAATGCCCCCGGCGAGGACGCCGCTATCAGCCGGGACAGCCTGCCGCTGGCGTAGCGCGGGTTCAGGGTTGTGGAGAGGGCGTGAGGGGTTTGGTTGCAGCGCCAAAATTGAACAACCGCGCTAACATACAATCCACATTGGGTTACGATGAGCCGCAAATCCTCCGCTACCCAAATCACCAGTTTGGTCCCATAGGTGCTGACGTTGGACACGCTGTGCCAATCCCCACAAGGATGGATAAAAAAAGCAAATTAATCTTGACTTCGCGATTTCGATATTGCAGCGTTTTGATGTCTTGGAGCCAAGGGTGCGCCCAGTCGCATCTCCGCAGATCTCAACCGAACAGGGATGGAAGGACCACGGTTCCATGTCAGCCAGCAGCGAAGGAATGACCGCTCCATCGCTTCCCAGCGGTGGCGGTGCTGTTCGGGGGCTTGGCGAAACCTTCAACCCAGACCTGCACACAGGGACCGGCAATTTTAGTATCCCCATCCTGCTGCCGCCCGGGCGAAACGGCCTCCAGCCGAGCCTCTCGTTGTCCTACAGTACCGGCAATGGGAACGGCCCCCTGGGAATGGGATGGTCCATTGGCGTGCCTGACGTGGCGCGACGTACCTCACAGGGACTGCCGCGCTACGACGATGCGAAGGATGTGTTCGTTCTTTCGGGCGCCGAGGATCTTGTGCAGGTCGCATCCGCACCCGGCGAAACCAGCTTCGTACCTCGCACCGAGGGTCTATTCGCGCAGATACGCCACCTCTGCGCCGCGAACAACGATCATTGGGTAGTGGAGGGCAAGGACGGTCTGACCAGCATTTATGGCACGCCCGGAATGCGAGGGGCGGACCCGGCTGTTGTCGCCGACCCGCGCGACCGGTTGCGGATCCAGGCATGGCGACTGACCGACACGCGTGACAGCTTCGGGAACCACATCTCTTACGGATATGTGCGCGACCTCGCCGCCGACGGCGACCGTCACTGGGATCAGCTCTACCTCTCCACCATTCGCTACGCCGATTTCGAGGAAAATGGCACGGCGAAACACCTCGTATCCGTCGAGCTGGAATACGAGGATC